GCCCGAGCGGTTCCAGGCCGTCACCGTCACCACATCCTGCGCGCCGATCTGGGCGAGGAAGACGACGCCGGAGGTGGAGAGCGAGAAGGCGGCCTGCGCGAAATCGCCGGGCCGCGCGCCGGGCAGCGGCACGTTGGTCTGCGCGCTCGCGCCGGCGGCGATCGAAGGCGGGTCCCAGGGCAGTTCCGCGGTCAGGTCGCGCCGGCCGTGCCGGAGGTCGGGCAGGCCATAGAGCACCGCCGGCGCGTGGCGCGGGTCGCAGAAGAGCCGCATGGCGCGCACCTCGTAATCGGACGAAAGCCGCGCGAGGCCGATGACCGCATAGGCGACCTGCGGCGCAAGCCGGACCGCCTGCAGCCGCGTGAGCGTCGCATCCAGCATGTCGGCCGAGCCCTGCCACCATTTCGCCGTCGGGTTCCAGGCGACGGATTGGCCGGAGGCGAGCACGAGCGGCCCGCCGGCATCGGTCAGCAGGCTCATGCCCGCATCGAAGGCCATCACCATCAGCCGCGGCGTGTCGGCATCCACCGCCAGCGCGAAATCCTTGCAGGCCCGCGCATCCACCACGAAGCCGAGCGCGCGGCCGCCGCCGAGCACCGCGCCGCGATTCGTCAGCGTGATCTGGTCGAGCGCGGGAAAGGCATAGTCGGCCAGCACCGCGGGCGAGCCGGAGACGTTGGAGGACAGCACGGCGAGCTGCTCGAAGCCCGTCTCCGACGCGTTCCAGCGGATCGCCGCGGCGCGGAGATTCGGCACGCTCGCGATCTCGCGGCTGGCCAGCACATGCGGCGCGGCCTGGTGCAGCGCGCGCACCGTCCCGCCGAGCCGCGTCGCGCCGGCGGCGTGCTCGATCTCCACCTGGTAGGCCTGGCTGGCCCAGGCGACCTCGTAGACATGGTCCTGCGCGCCGGCGGTGTGGCGCGCCACGATGGGCGAGCAGCCTTCCATCCGCAGCGCGCGGGCCAGCACGGCGCGGCTGTTGACCTCGCAGAGGAAGGGGATGCCGGCGATGCCCGGCTTGTCGGCGACGTTCAGCTCGAAATTCGGGCCGTCGAACAGGTGCCGGTTGTGCGCGACATAGGCGCCGGGCGCGGCGGAGAGGCGGATGCCGAAGCGGTCGAGCGTCGGATGCAGCGCGCTCGCCACCGCGAAATGTCCGCCATAGTAGCGCACGGAGGTGTTCCAGGCGGCCGCCGTCGCGGCGCGCACGTCGAGCCCGATGCGGTTGTTGACGATGCGCCCGAGCACGAGCGTCGTGTCCTCGAAGCCGCGCTCCTCGCCCAGCGTGCGGAGCCCGATGGTGAAGCCGGCGACCTCGCGCAGCTCGACGAGGCTGGCATCGAGGTTGCGCACGACGATGCCGATATCGGCCTCGTCCAGCCAGTCGGACTGCGTGGCGCGCAGCACGGTCAGGCCGGTGAGGATCTTGCGCGCGTTCCGCGCCGCGCCGCCATCGCCGATGGTGAGCGCCGCCTGGCCCGCCGGGCCCGCATAGACGATCGCGCCGCGCATGATCAGGCCGGCGGCCGCGCCCGGCAGCGTCAGCGGCAGGGTGGTGCGGAAGCTGCCCTCGCCGATCAGCAGCGTGCGCCCGGCGGCGGCGGCGGCATTCATCGCGGCCTGCAGGGCGGGTCCGTCATCCGTGGCGCCGTCGCCGAGCGCGCCGAAATCGCGCGCGGAGAGGCGCTCGCCGAGCTTGTCCTCCGCGGTGCGTGGCACGGCGCCGGGATAGGGCGCGGTGAGCAGGCCGGATTCGCGCGGGAAGACGGCGGCATCGCCATTCGCGTCGAAGCCGAGCAGCCGGTTCGCGCGGCTGCCGCGGATCGGCAGCAGGAGCTGGCCGCCGACCTCCGAGGGATCCTGCCGCAGCGCGGAGCCGATCTCCTCGCGCTGTTCCTGCAGCACGGCGACAAGGCGGTCGAACTCGTCGTTCAGCGTGCGCGCGCGCAGCAGGCCGTTGTCCTGGAAGTCGGCATTGCGCTGGACGCGCACGCGCCGGCGCAGCGTGACGGTGGCGCCGGTCGCGGGCGGCGTCGCAAGGGTTGCGCTGCCGCCCTCGCTCGCGCCGGCGCCGGCAACCGTGTAGCCGCCGTTCAGCACCACGGCGCCGACGCGGATCTCGAGATCCTCGGGCGCGAAGATCGGGAAGGGAAAGGCGAAGGCGGTGCGCGTGCCGTCGCCGACATACTGCACGCGCGGCGCGACATCGCCGATGCGGATATGCTCGGACATCTGGGGGCTCCGGAACGGATGGCGAGGGGCAGGGCGTCTCGGGGTCGTCCCCGCCACCCTGGCGCTCCCCCGTCCCCGGGCCGCCACGCGGCTTGCCGCGGGGGGAGGGGTCTCGGGGGAGGGAGGCGATCAGTCGAGGAGGTTGCGCAGGCTGGTGCCGAAGCTCGCGCCAGCCCGCAGCCAGGGCAGGAGCGCGCCGTCGTCGGTCAGCAGGCTGCGCCGGCCGGCGGCGAGGCGCGCGGCGAAGAGCGCATCCGAATCGGCCTGCGCGGCCGCCGCGTCCCGGGCGAAGCCGGCGGCGAGCGCCGCGCCGGACCCTTCGTCCGGCCCGACGCCGCCGGCCGCCAGACGCGCCCGCGCCGCGGCGGTGGTGCCCGCCAGCCGCGCCTGGCGCGCCCGCGCCTCGGCCGCCTGCTGCGCGGCCAGCTGCTGCGCGCGCGCCTCATTCTGGGCGCGGGCGGCGTCGGCCTGGTGGCGCGCCTGGGCGGACTGGGCCTGCGCCTGGCGCACGCCGGCGAAGACGGTGGCGCCCGCGCCCAGCAGGGTCGCGATCGGGGCGAGCTGGGCCATCAGTCGTTCATCCTCATGTCGGTGGTGACGGAAAGCAGGGTGAGCGGCAATGGCTGGTCGCCTTCCACCCGCCAGAGCGGCGCCATCGCATCGCGGCGCCAGCCGAGCGCGCGCAGCGCGACATCGCCGGTGAAGGGCACGGGCGCGGCATCCAGCAGCGGCGTGTCCAGCCGCTGGAAGGGCACGGCGGCAAGCCCGCGCCCGAGATCCACGCTGAAGGCCGGCGTCGCCAGCAGGCGGAAGGTTGCCGAGACCAGCCGCACCGGCGCCGCGCCCGCGCCCTGGCCGATGGCGAGCTGCGCGGGCAGCGGCTCGATCACATGGCGGAAGGCAAGCCCTGCCTGCACCGCGCGCGCCGGCGGATCGAGCGTGATGCGTCCTGCCGCCACCGTCGCCGCGCCGCGCGGCGCGCCATCGGCCAGCACGCCGAGGGTCATCCCCTCCAGGTGATCGAGTCCGCTCCATTCGTCCTGCGGCAGCGCCGCGCTGCCGGAGAGCGCGGCATCGAGGCCAACCGCGGCGTCGAAGCGTTCCAGGCGCCAGGTGCCCGCGCGCTCCACCACCACATGCACGCGGCCATCGGTCTCGGCCACCGCGCGGAAGGCGCCCGCGGTCTCCTGCCTGGTCCAGGCGATCACCTGCTCGGCGCGATACAGCGTGAGCGTGCCGATGCCGCCATCGGCCATCACCAGGTGCAGCAGCCGCGCGGTCTGGTCATAGGCCATGGAGACCGGCTGCGCGACGAGATGCCGCGCGACCAGGCCGAGGTCATTGGCCTGGTACGCGTCCGCGACCTCGGTATAGGCGAATTCGTGCAGGCCGAGGCCGCTGCGCGCGACGAAGACGGTGGCGCCGTCCACATCCACCGGCGGCACCATGCGGTCCACCAGGCTGCCGATGCGCGTCTGCCGGCGGAGCTGGATGGAGGAGGGCGTCAGCGGATCGCCGCTCACCATCCATTCCGCGCCGGAGGTGAAGACCTGCAGATGCCGCCCCGAGAAGACGGCGCGGATCGCGTTCACCTGGTCCGACATCAGCGCGAACTCGATCGCCTCGTCGTCGAGCCCGGTGCCGAGGTCGAAATCGCCGAGATCGCCGGTGCGCGAGAGCCAGAGCCGGTTCGGCAGGTCGCGCGATCCGCCCAGCACGAGGCGGGCCTGGTGGAAGCAGGCCGAGACCGGCCAGCCGCGCACCGGGCCGAAGGCCGCTTCCTCCCAGGCGGTGGTGACGAGCGTGTCGGGCAGCGTCTCCTCCACCTCGGCCAGCACATAGTCGGCGGCGGTGAAGCCGGTGATGCGCAACCGCCTTCCCTGGATGCGGATCCGCGTGCCGACATGCTCGGGGCGGAACACGCCGGCAGCGGCCGAGACGCCGATGCTGCCGCTGGTCGCGGTGGCCTGCACCGCGACGCCGGGATGGAAGTTGTGGAAGGGCTCCCGCGAGAAAGCGAAGTCAGCGATCGTCCAGGCGGTGTGGCTGGTGCGCGTGATGCGCTTCGGCGGCAGCTCGGGGTGGAACAGCAGCAGCGTGTCGGCGTTCTGCGTGAAGGCGAGCTGCGGCAGCATCGCCGCCGTCCAGGGCCCGGCCAGCGAGGCGACCTCCGCATCGTCGCGGAAGACCTGCAGGCGCTGATGCGTGAGCACGAGCAGGTAGGTCTGCTCGGTGTTGAACTCGAAGGGGATCAGCCGCGCCGGCCCCTCCAGCATCGCGACATGGAGCAGGCCCGGGCGCCGCGCGACGCCGCCCGTGGGCTGGATCACGACGTTGCGCAGGCGCCGCGCACCGTTCTCGAAGGCGCGCAGGTCGGTCCGGCCGAGCAGCTCGGGCGCAAGCTCGCCGGCGGCGAAGCTCGACTTGATGCGGCGGGTGGCGGCGGGCATCTCATCCCCTCACGTCAACGAGCGGGAATCCCTCGATCGCGCGCGGCGTGTCCTGCTGGCTGTCCACCTGGCGGGCGAGCCGCAGCTCCTGCTCGGCGAGGCGGAACAGGATCTCGGCGCGGGAGGCGCTCTCGGTCAGCGGCAGGCAGAACTCGGCCGCGAGCCGCGCGACGAGGGCGGCGGCGAAGAAGGGCGGGAAGGCGCTCTCGTCCGGGCGGAAGACATAGGTGAGCGTCACGGCTTCGGCGTCGGCATGCAGCCGGTCCTCATGGATGCGGTAGGCGATGCCGCGCCCGCGCCCGCCGCTGCCGGCGGAAAGCGCGCGCAGGAAATCGCCCGGCAGCTGGAAGGCGTGCGCGAGATCCGCATGCGGCGTGGCGAGCAGCCGCGGGAGATTCGCCTGGCCGGTGGCGAAGGACCAGGGATGGGCGGAGAGCACCGCGTCGCGCAGGCCCGGATAGAGATTCGCCGCGACCTCCGCCTCGGCGGTGCCGTCCGTGAGCGAGGCGATGGGCTGCGCGCCGAGGCGCAGCAGCGCCCGTGAGCAGAGCGCGACGGCGGTGATGGTCATGGGCTGGGCCCTCCACGCAGGCGGGAAAGCCCTCCCCCGCCAGCAGGGGAGGGTTGGGGGGGATGCGAGGATCAGGGCGCACGCGATGGCGGCACCGTCACCCCGACCCTCCCCCGCATGGCGGGGGAGGGAGAGGCCAGGTCATTCCCGCGCGCGCATCCGCATCACTCCCGCGCGCGCATCCGCATCACTCCCGCGCGCGCATCCGCATCACTCCCGCGCGCGCATCCGCACGACGCCGCCGTCGTCCACCAGCACGGCGCCCTGGCTCATCATGTTGGCGACGAAATGCGCGGCGCGGTCGCCGTGCCAGGTGACGTCGGTCTGCACCTCGGCGGCCGCGGCGTGCCCGATCGCGGTGCGGTGGTAGAAGTAGCAGTAGCGCAGCAGCCCGGCCTTGGTCAGGCCGGAATGCGGCATCCACAGCGCGCCGAGCCAGCGCTTGCCCTGCGTGCCGCGCCAGGGCAGCTCGTCCTGGCCGACATAGTCGGCATTGGCGAATTCCTCGATCTCGAGCAGCTGGCTCCACTGCTTCCAGCCGACGACCGCGTAGCGCTGGCCGTCATCGGGCACATCGGCCGCGCCCATCATCTCGAAGGCCAGAAGCACCTTCTGCTTGGTCAGCCCGTCGGCATCGGTCGTGCCAGTCGCGGTCCCGAGCGCCTCGCGCGTGCCGGTATCGAGGGCGGCGATGATCAGCTCGTCGGTCTTGCGGCCGAGCGCATAGGCGCCGGCATTGGCGATCACCTCGCGCTCGTCGAGATTGGTCTTGAGCTCGTCGAGCCGGTCCACCCAGTCGCCGGCGTAATAGTCCTGCAGCACGCACTCGACCTGGGCGTGTTCGAGGTTCATCACGGGGACATTGCCGTGGCGCGTCTTGGCCGCGGCGGTGCCCTTGCCGACCTTGGGGAAGAAGGTGGAGGAGCCGGTCACGCCGGTCTTGCTGCGGACCGTCCTGCGCAGCTTGGAGCCTTGGCGCTGGTAGGCCTCGTGCACCTCGGCCTGGAACTGCTTGACGAAGACGGCGTCAATCTGGGTGCTGCCGGACATGGCAGGGTCCTTCTGGATCGGGGTTTCGCGGGTTGCGCGGTCGCGGCCGTTGGCCTTGCGGGCGGCGGCGGCGCGGCGGCGCGCGCAGGCCCGGCTTCGGGGTTGGCTGCGCGCGGAAGTCGGGCGGGGCGGATGGGAGCGGCAGGCTCGACCATCCGCCCCGCATCCGGCGCCTCGACCGGGGGAGCGCGGGAGGCGCCGGAAGGCGAAGCAGGCGTCAGTTCCGGCCGACGAGCCGGCGGAAGCCCTCCGTCACGCGCTGGACGAATTCCGGCTCGCGCGAGCGCCAGTAGCGCGGGTCCCGCATCATCCTGCGCAGCTCCGCCTCGTCCGGCGCGGCCTCGGCGGCGGCGTCGCGCGCGAGCGGCGGTTCCTTCGCGCCCATCATGCGGTGCATCGCGAGCACGCCCTCGGCCGTCGTCGCGAGCGCGTCGAACACCGCCTCCGACAGATTGGCCCGCCCCCAGGCGGCGATCTGCGGCGCGAGGCGGCGGAAGCGCTCCTCGCCGCCGAAGGCGGCCTGCAGCTTCTCGCGCTGGCGCCCGGCCTCGAACTCGCTCGCCGCCTCGGCGATCAGCGGCATCAGCCGCTCGGCGGCCAGATCATAGACGAGCTGCGCCTGGCGGCAGGTGAAGCCCGCCTCGTGCAGGCGGCGGTTGACCTCCGGGTCGGGGCCGCAGAGCTCGTGCGGCGCCGTGATCTCGTAGCCCTCGGGCGACTCCGGCACGCCGAGCAGGCCGCGCCAGCGCGCGCGCTCCTCCTCCGACGCCTCGGCGCCCGGCGGCGAGAGGCGGCGCGCGAGGGCGCGCTCCAGCTCCAGGTAGGATTTCAGCAGCGCCTCGACGCGGAGCGCGCCGGTCGCGGAGTCCCGGAACTTTTCCGGTATATCCATCTGACGTTCGGGCGGGCTCTTCTGTGAAGGCGCCGTGTCGAGAAGATTCTCGGACATGCCGAAGCTACTCCTGGTTGGTGGAAT